AACCTGCCAGGGTGTGGACAGGTTGAGGATATGGGCATAGAGGGATTTTTCGTCCACGGCGGCAGCTCATCAGGTTAATAAATATACCCCTAATATTGCCTCAGCCACCACAACAGGGGAAGACCCGTTTATATACAGTATTATTTAATTAACGGATCACGTCAATACTGTGCGTCTTTGAAATGCACTAATTAATTGATTATGTGTTGTTTCTTTGCTTTTTTCATGTTGATTCACGGTGGGGGAATACGCTGGGCATACAGGTTTTTTGTGAGAAGGTGCACTGATTTTTAGCAATGCTGGAAAAAGTACACCGTCGTTTTTAGAAAGCGGCAATACATGAGTGTTTCCACAGTTAATGACAGAACTCCAAGGTGTTGACGGGCTGTCCGCATCGAATGAAAACTCTGTTTTTGGCGCGCTTCGAACGATACGCCACGTCGCCGACCGCGTCTGATAGCAGTGATCGGTACCCAAATGCGGAGCATAAATGCCCACCACGCCAAACCGCTCTTCAGCATAAGCGTTAAACCGTCCGCTAGACTGGCGGGCGACGCGCACCGTTTGCCGAGCACGCGGCACATTGGTTCCTCCCTGTGCGTGAATATAGCCGGCATAATCTCCGATATCCGCCGCCTGCCGGACGTCTTCAACCTGCTGATCAAACTCCTCCTCCAGACTGATGCCACGAATGCGCCGACATTCGCGATAAGCGCCCACCGACGGCAGGCCAATGGGATGAAACTGAGGAATACGCCACGTCGACGCCCACGCGGTAACGGCGGAGGCGCTGTCGGTTAGCGGTTTGCCGGTATCAAAATCGACTTCTCCAGCCAGCGCATAACCATCGATATTCTTCGAAATATACTTGGCGATATAGGCCGCTGCCCCTCCGTGATTCAACGGCTTACAATCAAATCGATTGCGCGCTGCGCCGGGTTCGTCTCCTTCTTCCTCCAACGCGTAACGACGCATGATCTCGATGGCGATATGTTGTTGAGAGGACGCGGTAAATAGCATCAAGTGCCAGTGCGGCGTGCCGTCGTGGTGCGGTTCAACCACTCTCACGCCATACACTTTGACGTTTTTATCTTTGAAGGTGGTACGGATTTTTGCCCATACCGCCACCAAGTAGCGCTGGGCATCTTTGGGTGAAAAAGCATGATGATTCCAACGGGCATTCGCATGGACGCCGCGATCGAACGTGCGGGTTGGGTGATATTTTGATGGCGTGGTCAGCGTGATAAATAAACCGCTATCCCCTTGCTGGCAGGCGACTTTCTCCACGCCAGCAATTAAGGTCATCAATTCCATACGGCGAATCGCCGGATTAGCAATGCTCGACATCACGGTCTCAAGCAGGCTGATACGTTCGCCGGTCTGTTCATTCTCCAGCTCGCACTGCTTGAGATAATTGAGCATCGATAATCGACGGGATCGCACCTCCCGCAGCGCATTTTTACTGGCATAAGCGGAAGCCGTGCGGTTGACATAACCGGCCGCAATCATCAGTGCTTCACGCCAGCGGGTTTGCTGTGTCAACAACTGACGCTGCCACCAGTCGGCATTGACCAAACGCGACAAGCTGGCGACAGCGGCGGTGGCATCCAGCGTGCCTTTTGAAAAGCGTGACCAGTGCAAAGGCGTGACGTTTAACGCGCGGGCCATACCGGCAACGACGGAAAAAAGGGTATTTTGGAAATGTTCTGACAGCAGAACATCGGGAGAACTATCCGGCTGCCTCAGCTGCTTTTCGCAAAGATGTTCATAGGCATCATGGCATTGCGTGGCGATATGCCATGCCAAACGCCTCAGTTCCTTTTCATTAAGATCGGGCAGACGGTTATAGGTTTCCTCTTCTGCCGTAAAGCGCAGCGAATGGTGACGCTGTAAACTGTTGTGGGTTTTTACTTTTTGGATGCGCGGCCACAGACGCAAGATAAACACGTTTTTTAGAAAATGGCGGGCGTGTTTCAGCCCCTTTTCGTGCAGTAAAAACTCATAACGCTGTAGCAGCGGCAGCTGCAAACAGTGCGGCAATGACCGCAGTTGGTTTAATGCCGCCTGCGCTGAGTTATCGGGTTGGTAAATGGGACCAGAGACATCGCGCGCTATGGCCTTGGGCGGCGCATTCCATCCCCATTGGCCGATAAAAGGCACGGGGTTTGGCATGGAAAAATGCGGTGCTGGGCTAGGGGGAAAACGTCCGCGTTGAGTTTCTGGCATGAGTGTGGCCTTCCTATGAGGTCGGGCGAAAATGTCGCGCATTTTTTTCGGCGAGGGTTTGGCAATCAATACAGCGTTGAACGCCGATAATTAATCGCCTGCGTGTTTCGGGAATATCCTCACCACACTCTTCACAAATAAACGCAGAAGGGCGGTGTGATGGGGCGGTGGCTTGGGCAATTTGCGCATCGAGCATCTTGATCTGCCACTCCTGTGCGTCATCTATCCAATCGGGCATCGGTTTTTCCTCAATAATGTTGTCGATGTCAGGCCTCTTTTTAAGCAATAGGAGGCCGGACGGGTTTCACGTCATTTTTACGGGGGTTGATTCAGCGTGGTTTTATCTAAAAATCGTGTTCAGTCGTCGAGCAAACTGTGTCATGGACAGGGTGGCATCGATCAGTTGGCGCTGTTCTTGTGCCGATAACTCGTCAAATGTCATTCGCGTATGCCGCGCTTTCAGGCCAGCATGAAAACATAAGGTGAGCTTCCATTGCGGCGAAGCGTGGTCGAACACTCTTTTCATCGGGCATTCGGATGTTGAGAAATGCGTTTTTTTAATCACCTCAATATGGTGTAACCCTTGCTGGCGCTGACGCTCACTCCCTATAAACATGGTGTCCTCCGCGCTTCCTGAGCCTTGAGTGTTGAGAATGCATTGATAATGATCGTCTTTGCGTGAAATTTGTTATCATTGAACGGTTAATTTCAGGCTATAGATGAAATTTAAACTTGATTATGCAAGTCGTCAAGGTGATTTTTAAAGATTGAGAGGTTTTTGCGAGATGCGGCTGGATGAACTCGAAGGTGGTAAAGCCGTGTTGGGACGGATGCTACAGGCATACGGATTCAGCATGCAAAAAGAGCTGGGCGATATGTACGGCTTGTCATCAGGAACTATAAGCACTTGGGTAAGAAGAGATTATTTTCCCGGTGATGTGGTGGTGGCTTGCGCTATCGACACGGGGGTATCTCTGCGTTGGTTAGCCACGGGGCAGGGCGCGATGAACGACAATCAGCCTGATGTCGAACGCGCTGGGAATAAAATCACTAAACTCGCAAAATTAAGATTGCGTGGCGGTGCACTGGAAGAGGAAGGGCTGTGGGCGGTGGATAGCTCGCTGGTGGATGCTTCATTAGAAAAACCGTCCTATGTGGTAAAAGGCAATCATTCGTGGATCATCGATCTTGGCAGCGCCAATATTGGTAACGGCCGCTGGTTGCTGGATATTGATGGGGATGTTGATGTGTATGACGTTGCCCGACTGCCGGGAAATCGCCTCAAAATTACCAGCCAGGCCACGACGTTTGATTGCAGTGTCGATGACGTCAAAGCGCTGGGCCAAGTTTTTATCACCCTCGATCGTAATCTTTGATGATGACCTGAGGAATACCTGCCTTTGCGCTGCTTACGCATAAAGGTAGGGCACTCTTTTTACCGTCAGTATCGACATCGCTATCTCGATGGGCGGTTTCCTTCCCTTTGCTTTTCCTCTCCCGCACGTTACCCATGACTTTCTTGTCCACGGCTACACCTATCTTCTTTGCCACACAGCTAGTTCCGGGGATCCTTTTTGCGCATGCGTCGCTTTTGCACGCTGTTGGGTGGAAACAAAGTAAGACGGTTGCGTGAGATTTAAAGAGTTAATGGAAAGTTATTTTTACACAAAACAAATTTATTGCCATCAATGGTAATTAAAAGTTTACATTCATGGTTTGAAAGTTTTCCGGCCTGTGTTATCTTCACTGCATGCTGATATCCAGCAATCTCATTCACTGACCGCGGACGGCCATCATGCAAAAAGACGCACTTAATAATGTACATATCAGCGCAGAGCAAATTTTGATCACACCTGAAGAGTTGAAAGTTCGTTTCCCACTGGGGATCAACGATGAAACCAATATTGCCGAAGCGCGTAAGACCATTGCAGACATCGTGCATGGCCGTGATCCTCGACTGCTGGTGGTGTGTGGACCTTGTTCTATCCATGACGTTGATGCTGCGCTCGATTACGCGCGTCATTTGAAAACGCTGGCTGCTGAATTAAGTGACCGTCTGTACATTGTGATGCGCGTTTACTTCGAAAAACCGCGTACGACGGTAGGCTGGAAAGGGCTAATTAATGATCCACACATGGACGGGACTTTCGACGTGGAAGCCGGTTTGCACATTGCGCGTGACTTGTTATTGCAACTGGTTGGCATGGGCTTACCTCTGGCAACCGAAGCGCTAGACCCGAATAGCCCGCAATACCTCGGCGACCTATTTA